GGCTGCGGTCCGCTATCAGCGGCAACATGCAGGAGGAGAAGCTCAACCCGCTCGTGCTCAGGACCTTCTCGGTCATGTACCGCAACGGGCTGCTGCCGCCTCCGCCGGAGGAGCTCAGGAAGGCTTGGAACGAGGGACGCGTGCAGATCGAGCTCGACGGACCGCTCGCCCAGACCATGAAGCAGTACCACCAGACCACCGGATACATGCAGGGCCTGTCATGGATAGCCTCCGTGGCCCAGCTCTTCCCGGAGAGCATGGTGAACATAGACGGCGACGAGCTCATGCGCGGCGGCTCCACCAGCAAGGGCCTCGCCCAGTCGGCCATCCGCGAGAAGGCGGACGTCGACAGGATCAAGAGGCAGCAGGCGGAGGATCAGGCGAGGGCACGCCAGCAGCAGGAGGCGCTCGTCCAGTCTCAGGTCGCCAAGAACCTCGGAGTGGACGCGCAGCAGATGGCTCAGGCGCAGGCCGCGTCCGGAAGCATGCCGCAGCAGATGATGCAGAACGGCATGACGGGAGGCTACTGAGAGCATGATCAGCGCGGAGTATCAGATCAGCAGACAGGAGTTCTCGGAGCGTGAGGAGCTCAGACGCTTCTACAACACCCCGGTGGGACGCAAGGAGCTCTGTCAGGAGATATACGACGGTAGGTTGCTGGGACAGATCAGCACCGACGACGACATATACAAGCACAACCTCTGCGTGCGGAGGCTGGAGCGCATGGGTCTTCTTGATCAGGAGGGTCTTGAGGGCCTTGTGAAATGGATGTTGGACAGGGATCCCCAGAAGTTCCCTGAAGACATAGAGGAGTGACTAATGCTTACAGACATGATGGAAGGACGCGTTCTCATGGCACCTGACGCAGGAGCGGACTTGGCGGCCCCTCCTGTCGATTATGGGACAGGGAACAGCACATCTGCACCTGATTCGGGTAACGCAGCAGAACAGGCGGACGCCGGGGCTGTCAGCCCTGAGGGGACACCCGCCGCGAACAGTCCGGAGGACAGTGCCGCAGAGGAGACCGTGCAGTCTCCCGCATGGATGGCGCAACTTCCCAAGGACCTCCGCAACGATCCTGAGCTCGCCAAGCACAGGACGATGGGAGAGGCCATCAAGTACCTGAAGGAACAGGCTTCCGCAGGGAAAGAGGCTCAGGAGGGACAGCAGGAGGCGCAGGTACAGGACGCACAGCCCGCAGGAGAGAAGGTCCCCGTGAAATACGAGAATTTCGCCAAGAGGTTCAATGACAGGAACGACCCGTTCGGGAACGTGACTGACGAGCTCGTGGGCGCGCTTCAGCAGTCAGGCATAGAGCAGTCCGTGGCGGAGGGGCTTGTTGAGACACTCGACAAGGCCTTCAGCGCAGGTACGGAAAAGCTGGTGCAGGAGGGCGTGAGGCACACCGAGGCGGTGATGCGCAAGCAGTGGGGCAAGGACTACGAGTCCAAGCGCAGGTCGATGACCAAGGGCTATCAGGCTCTGGGTGACACAGACGGATCACTGCAGAAACGCATGGACAGTGAGGGCGCGAGCCTCTCACCAGCCGTATGGGAGCTGTTAAGCCGTGTCGGCAGACTTGTGTCGGAGGACAACTCCGTGTCAAGCCGTGCGGGACAGGCACAGCCACGCAACCCTGACGTTCCGGTCACCTACACATACTGATCCTCTCAGGCGGAGAAACGGAGATAACAGATGGATACACCGAAGTATCTTACACTCACCGACGTGGCCCAGATGACCCACAACGGCAACATTCTGGAGTTCGCGAAGGAGTTCCAGAAGGAGACAAGCCTCTTCAATTCACTTCCTTGGAAGCAGGCCAGCGACGCACTGCACGATGTGACAGGAGTCGTCGGCGACCTTCCCGAGGCCACATGGGTCGGCCTCGACAAGGGCGTGAAGGCATCCAAGGGGACTTGGAAGCAGAGAGAGGAGAATCTGGCCCTCTTGGAGAGCTGGTCAGAGACCAACGAGAAGACATACCAGATCGCAGGAAACGGAGACGCGCTGCGCTGGCAGAACGACAGGCTGCACATCATCAAGATGGGTCTCGAGGCCGAGGAGAAGCTGATCTACGGCAACCCGAAGACAGACATCAACCAGCCGCTCGGATTCATGCCGAGAATGAACGCCACAACCGACATGTACGCCATGAAGAGCGGCGCAAGACAGGATTTCGTCTGTCTGTCAGCAGGCGGATCAACAGCCGACAAGGAGTCCTCCATCCTGCTGATCGCCAAGGGTCCGATGGCCCCGCACCTCCTGTATCCGAGACACAAGGCCAACAACGGAATCGAGTTCAACGCTTTCCCGTTCGAGAACGTCAAGGATGACGAGGGCGGAAACAAGAGAGTCGCCATGAGCCAGTTCATCATGAGCTTCGGCCTCTCGATCGCCAACCACCAGAGCGTCGTGCGTATCGCCAACATCGACACCACAAGCTCAGGTGCCACATCAATCGCAGCAATCCCGGACGCACTGTACGAGGCATTCGCCGCAATGCCGAGGGAGTACCGCTCATCAGTCGAGATCTGGACCACACCGAAGGTCATCCTCGCACTGAGGAAGACTTACGCTGCCAGAGTCCAGCCTGCCACATATCCGGATGCGATCTACAAGAACGCGATCGGCGATGTGCTCTTCGACAACTTCGTGATCAGGCAGTGCGACAGCATGCTCGACACCGAAGCAGTAGTCAGTTAATCAGGAGGTAAGAAATGCCAATCAGAGAAGAATCCTATGATCTCTTCGGAGCAGCCTCTGGCTCTCCGGCAGTATACAGCTACGAGAAGGCCGTCAGCCTTTCCGCAAACGGTTCCATCGACGGAAACGCTCTCGATCTGAGAGCACCCGAACCCGGCAACGTCCCGGAGTACAGGGTCCATGCCGAGATCACAACCACCGTCACCGGAGCGACATCAGTCCAGATCGTCATCAAGACCTGTGCCACCAACAGTGCGACAGCAGGTGACTGGACCACAATCCTCACAGGTCCCGCATCCACCACCCTCACGAAGGGGACCGTCCTTCTGGATGCAAGGCTCCCGCGCAACTGCAAGAGGTGGATCAAGGCCTCCTGCGTGAACGTCGGAACCGCCACAGCCGGAAAGGTCGGCGGAAACTGCGAGGCCGTCGTCTGATGGTGATGACCTACACCTGCGTCAGGAAGTGCTTCTTCCTCGGCGGGATACGCAACCCGGGTGACAGGCTCGTCTTGGACTCAACAGTCGGAGACGCCTGTCCCCATCTCATGCGCACCCCGGAGGAGGGGCAGGCCGAGATGCAGGCGCAGAGAGAGAACAGTTCAGCCGAGGCTCCTGCCGTCCCTAAAGCGGCAGGGGCCAAGGCCGTATCAAAGGGCAAGAGGCCCGCGACAGGCAACGGGAGCAAGACACAATGACCAAGCTGGAGCTATTCAACATCGCGCTCTCCCAGCACGGGAAGAGATGCACGCAGGCGGAGATGGACGCCGCCAATCCGCCCACGGAGGTCGAGGCATGCCAGCGCATGTACGAGATGGCCGTGCAGGACGTGCTCGCAGAGGCGGACTGGTCATTCTGCGTTGCGCCTGTGGAGATTTACCTTGACGACGACGAGCCCTACGGCAAGTGGGCCCACGGCTACCTCATGCCGGGCAACGTCATCCGCATCGCCCGCACCGGGGCAGGGCAGCAGCCCTTCCTCATCACCGGGGGAAGATACTACACCGACGAGGACCGTCCGGAGCCTTGGGGCATCACATGGGACAAGACCGTGCTCGACATCGCGCCGCGCGACTTCTGCAACCTCGCGGGGCTGTGGCTCGGGTATCTTGTGTCAACGATCATATCCCCGGGCGACGCCAACCTCGCGAACAGGATACTCCAGAACTACAGCGCCCACCTGCAGGCCATGACGAGGAGGGAGGACGAGAGCCGTCAGGACAACTACCTTGACGCGGACGACTGGAGCGCGAGGCAGGCCGGAAGATGAGCAGCAGCATCATATTCAACAACTTCACGTCAGGCCTCGTCACACCCAAGCTGGCGGGCAACTACAACAGCAACGCGTATCACAACGGCTGCGCGGTGCTTGAGAACTTCTCCGTCATGCTTCAGGGAGGCATCACCAGAAGGCCGCCGCTCATGCTGGCGGTTCCGGCCTCCGAGACAGAGGGCATCATCAGGATCATGCCCTTCATCATAGACACGGACGCGTCGTACTGGGTCGGTCTCGGCATCGGCGCCGGAGGCGCGTTCTTCCGCATGTGGGTGTACGACAACAGCGACGGGACTTGGGAGCCCGTGGCCTTGGGCGCCGGGTCCCAGTACACCGGAACAATCGCCGTCGGCCCGAACGAGGGCTCTTGGACTGAGGAGCAGATGGAAGCGGTGCAGTTCGCCCAGAGCGCGGACACGCTGTACCTCGTGCAGGAGATGCACCCGCCCAAGAAGATACAGATGTCCGGCGGATACTGGACCATATCGAGCATTCAGGCCAAGCTCACGCAGTACAACGGCACATACTTCGACCCCATGAACGAGAACGAGTCAGGGCAGGGGAACATCTTCTGCACCGCAGGAAACTATCCCGCCGTCGTGGGCTTCACGATGAGCAGACTCTGGCTCGCCAGCACCATCAACCACAGGATCAGGTACTGGGCCTCCACGCCGACCGACCACGAGAGCTTCGCGTTCTACAGCATGGTCATGATCGAGAACACCGTCCTCGACGAGGACAAGATCATGGAGACGATCACGTCATTCACATACGACCCGACCGCCACATACTCCGTCGGCGCCATAGTCAAGTACAGCGGCTATCTGTTCAGGTGTACCACAGAGATCACGGAGCCGGAGGAGTTCGACCCGGACCACTGGGAGTACTACGGCACCGCCGAGATACCGACCGAGACCACATACACATACGAGGACACCGTGACCGAGGACTGCGCGTTCAGGTTCGACGCGTCAGGCAACGACGCGGTCAGGTGGATATCTGCCAAGAACAACATCATCGTCGGGACCGCATCCGGCGAGTACGCGATACCCGGGCAGGCCAACGGCATCAACTACCGTCTCAGCGACCTGTCCTCCTACGGCTCACAGAAGGGCGTGCAGGCCGTTCAGGCGAACGGGGAGGTAATTTTCCCGCAGTCCGGCGGAAGACGTGTCAGGAGCCTCACAGCGGGCTCTGACGGCTTCTCCTGCCTCGACCTCACCTACCAGTGCGACCTCGTGCTCGCGCAGCACGGAGGGGTCCGCAGGCTCGCATGGCGCAGGATCCCGGACCCGACCCTCTACGCGGTATGCGGGGACGGCACCGTCGCGGTCCTGTTCTACGACAGGATGTACGGCCTCTGCGCATGGGCCCACTGGAGCTTCCGCAAGGCCGCGTCAGGCACCGCCTTGGCCAAGGTCAGGGATGTATGCGTCGCCGACACGGAGACCGGGCAGCGCGTCGTCTTCCTTGTCGAGAGGGAAACCGGGGTGATCACCGCGGAGACCCTCATGGAGCTCGACGCGTCGGAGAGCATGGACGTGTCCTATCTGGACCTCGGGTCCATACCCTATGTCTCTGAGATGACCAGCAACCCGTACGAGTACAACTCAAGCTCCACGGGATCGTCCTTGGGCAAGAAGAAGCGCATCAGGGCGATAACATGCAGGGTATACAAGACCAAGGCTTTCGAGGCGGGATATGACGAGAGGTACATGAAGGGATACTCGGGCTCAGAGGGGCTGGCCGACGTGGAGGTTCTCCTCCCGGGCGGATACGGCGATTTCGTGCGGATGACGGTGCGCAGTGCGGGTGACAATCCACTGACACTGCTCGCTTTCTCGATTGACATGGAGGCTGAGAGATAGATGGGCACGTTGCTTTTCATCGGACTTGTCGGAGGATTGATCGCAGGAGCGGCCAAGACATACTCTGACATGGTCGAGTACACCGAGACATACAATGAGCTCAACCGCAAGCGCAATGAGCTGACGGCAAGTTACAATCAGGCGGTGGAGCAGACGAAGGCTCAGGCCGCAGATGCGGAGGAGAACCTCAGGGCGAACATCGCGGACACAAAGCTCGCGCAGGGCGTGGGTATCGGCACGGCAGCACACAACGCGGTGATGCAGGACCAGATCGCCCAGCAGCAGATGGCAGAGCTCCAGCTCGAGGCAAGGGAGCAGAGAGGTGCGGCGGTCCAGAGCGTGGCCACATCAGGCGTCCGTCAGTTCGGCAACGCTCAGGTATACAGGACACAGAGGGCCTATGACAGGAGCATCGCGGTCGCAGAGAGACAGAGGGAGCTCTCTAGGTTCCAGTCGATGGAGAGCGCGAGGGCCAACTACTACAACGCGGACAGGCAGATCGCGTCCTATGACAGGCAGATCACATACAACCAGAACGAGCTCCAGCGCACGCTGGACAGATATGAGACCCAGTACAACCAGCAGAAGGCCGCATATGACGAGGACATCAGGTACATGGATGAGGAGGGATGGAACCTCCATGTCTTCAACAATGTGGCTAATATCCTCTCGTTCGGGGCCACTGGAGCGTCAAGCGGGATGAGCATGTACAGGCAGGGTCAGGGATATCTCTGGGACTAAGGAGCGGCAACACATGAGCGTAAGGTCAGACATGACGCGCAAGTTCTCGGACAGCGTCACAGGATTGGTGAACAGCGGGATGAAACTCGCGGGTTCGATAATCGACTACAAGGTCGATCAGGCCAAGAAGGAACAGCTGTTCAACAGCAACAAGGACGTCCTCGAGACGAAATACAGGGACGGCATACAGGGCGTGCTTC